TTCCCGTTGGAATTCGTAGAGGCTGCCCTTGAAGGTCATGGGATTTCCTGCTTGAGCAGGAGATCGTTCCGCATACTTGAGTACGCCGAAGCCTTCACCAGAAGCTCGCCAGGACGGCCTGCTCGATGCCCCTGGAGACCTCGGCAGGAGCCATCTCACCAGGGTCTTTACCGACTGCTGAGCCGTAGTTGAAGATCTGCATTGGTACCCGATGGTGCCACTTGGCGTCGATCAGGCGGCGCACCTCGGCCCGCCCTGGCCGGTCGTTGTCCAGGGCCAGGATCAGGTTGTCGATCCGCTCCAGGATGAGCCGCATCTGATGGTCGGTCACGTTGCACCCGAAGGCAGCCAGGGCCGGGATGTCCAGGCTGTCGAGGTAGACAGCGTCGAGCGGCGACTCCACCAGGACAGCCCAGGAGGTGGAGCGCAGCACCGTGATGCCGAACAGGGTGCGGCCCCGCTTGATGCCGGGTGGGTAGTTCAGCACCCGGTCATGGGACTTGGTCTGCCAGCCCCAATTCTCCCCGGTTGGGGAGAAGATGGGGATGACCCAGGCGTCGTCGTCAGGATCCCAGCGCAGCCGGTAGCGGGTGGCCGACTCCAGGCTGAGGTGGCGGCGCATCAAGGCCCTGGCGGGTGGGGGGCTGAAGTCCTCCAGGGTGCGCTCCAGCAGGGCCGTGACCGGTGGCTCCCAGGGGGCCTCCTCGATCTCGCCTAGCTCCACGTCGTACTTCCTCAGGGCCTGGTGGGCGTCCCATAGGCCCATCCCGGTCAGGTCCATGACCAGGCGCACCAGGCTGCCTGAGTACTCACAGGAGAAGCAGTGATGCGCCCCGGAGACCCGGTTCACGCTCCAGTGGTCCGGGCGGTTCTCCCGCTGGCCGGTGCGCTCCTCATGCCGGGGGCAGCGGGCCTGGACCTCCTCCCCGATGGGGCGGATGTCCTCTACGCCGATGGCCTCCAGCAGGTCTTCAATCACGGGGCCTCGCTCATCCTGTCCTCGTCGTCCTCGTCATATTCGACCTCTTCGATCTCCAGGATGGAGCCGTGGTCCAGGTCGAGGAGGAGGCGCACGTCCTTGCGAGGACAGTTTCGTGAGGCGATGATCCGCAGCAAGATCTCCCGGTCACTGATGTCGCCCTTCTCGTCCTTGGTCTCCTCCACCCCGAAGATCACATCGCTGTCCTGGGCAAAGCTGCTGCTGTAGCCGATGGAGTTGAGGGTGAGCTTGCCCCTGGGGGTCTTCCAGGTCAGGGCCTGGGTGGTCTGGACGATGGGGATCTGTGCCCGCTGGGCCAGTCGCTTGAGCGACCGGGTGATGCCGGTCAGGGCCTGGGCCGAGTTCGGCTCGACGTTCGGGATCTCGGGGTCCATGAGGTAGGCCCCGTCGATGAACACCACGTCGGGCTTGTGCTGGTTGATCTTGGCGGCGATGGCTGAGACTGTCGTCGTGCCAGCCGGGTCATGGACGAAGATCATGGGCGGCATGGCGTCGAGGCCATGACCCATCCGGTCCAGCTTCTTCCACTCCCAGGGCAGGATCTTGCCGGTCTGGAGCCGGGTCAGGCTGATCCCGGCCCGCAGGGCGTCATGGCGGGTGGTCTGCTCCTGGGTCGACATCTCAAAGCTGGCGAACAGGGTGCGGTTCCCGGCCTGGTGGGCAGCGATGTTCATGCACATCAACAGCATGGACTTGTAGCTCTTCTGGAGACCCACCAGGGTGATCAACTGCTCCTTCTGGAGGCCACTGGTGGCCTGGTCCATGGAGGCGAACCCGGTGGGTAGACCCTTCATGCCTGGTGATGCGGCCAGCATTCGGTAGTACTCCTGTCGGTCCTCGTAGGTTCGGGAGGCGTCGAGATCGTGGAGATCGGCCACCTCGATGTGGAGACCCTCTAGGCCCGCCGCCAGGATCTTCGTCACGATGTCACCATCACCGTTCTTCATCGGCCCCTGGATCTCATCGGTCAGGGTGGTGAGCAGCACCATCTTGTGGTAGTCCCTTAGCTCATCGATGTAGTAGGCCAACGGCTCGGGGGTTTTGACCAGCGAGTCGGAGGGGTACTCACGGTGAAAGGCTTCCTCCCCCGGTGAGGCCCCATAGGTGGACCAATGGTCTTGCATCCACCGGAACCGCTCGGCGTTGCCCTCGTCCACGAAAAAATTGTGGGTGATACGGGCCTCGGCCACAGCCTGGAAGCCGTCACTAACCTCCAGCATCTTGCACAGGATCAGATACTCAATGTCGGCAGTCAAGTCGTTAGGCGTCATACAAGTTGACCCGGTTGGCTTAGTAGATAGCCCTGAGGGCCGAAGGCCCACCGTTGCTCCTCCAGCCCGTAGATCACCCGCTCCACATCAGGCATCGTGGACAGCCCCTTGCCCAGTTCAGGTGCTGTGCGTGCGAAGACATAGCGAACCGGCCAGTTCTCTTTTTCCACACGTTTAGCCACAGCCTGTGCAAAACCCTCCGGGCGGGTGGTGACGCACACATCCACCCGGTAGTCGGTGCGGGCTAAGACGGCCCACATCCAGGCCAGGCCCCGCTCACTTACCTCCCAGTAACTTACGGCCTGGTCCCACAGGCCCACGTTGCACTTGACCTTCTCCCAGGTACGGACAGCCTTCTTGTCAGGGAGGGAGGCCACCGCTCCCTCCCAAATCCAGATCATCCGCCGTTGGGCCTCAGTCCCCAACTGCCCCTGTCGCACGGTAGTCCTCTCCATCCATGACCACGGTGGTGTTGATCTCTCGCAGGAAGCTGACGAACGCTTCGCTGTAGCGTCGGATGAGGAAGTCGAAGGGCATGTTGCTGGTGATGAGGGTGGCAGCACCGTTGTCGTAGCGCCAGCGGATCAGGTTGGAGATCTGAGTGCTGGACCACTGGGTGTCCGAGTCGTACTCCCGGCCCAGGTCATCCAGAAGCAGCACGTTGCTGCGTTCCAGTCCGTTGAGATGTCGACGTGTTTTCTCTAAATCCTCGACAACATCCCCACCCGCCTTCAACAAGGCCCCCAACTCAAACTTGTCACGGTAGAGCGAGAGGTACCGGTCAGCCCGAACGCAGCCAGTCCGAAACCTATACGGAAGCCCGTTCATTACCATCGAGGCCAGAAAGGTCTTACCGATCCCGCAGGGACCGATGAACGTCAAGCCGTTACCTTCCCAGTTGTAGCTCTCGATGTAGTCCCTCACTACCTTGACCGCCAGTTCCTGACTGGGGTGCCTTGGTACGAAATCCTCCAACTTTTTCCTCTCAAACTGCCTGAACACTGCTGATGGTCGTATTGATGATCGGTCCCTCACAGACTCTCTCCCAGGAAGGTCTTGCGGCACGCACGGCACTGGTACCGCTGGCGGTTACTCTCCCGGCTGCGCCCGTAGCGGACGACTCTGTCGGGGAGGCCACAATTAACACAGGGCGGCATCTCACGTCGGCCCTGGGAGAACTTTCCACTGATCCTGTTCTTGGTGCGCCGTCGCCTAGACCAGCCCCGCCGCCAGTCGTAGTACTGCTCCCCGGTCAGGCGGATCCTGGACCTGACCTGGGGCGTCAGACCAGCGAAGACGCCGAACTCCAGGTCACGGGTGAGCGCCCAGCGGGTGCATTCCTGGAACAGGGCACACTTGACGCACAGGGCTTGGCAGGCAGCCAGGGCCTCGATGCTCTCATCGAAAAATAGCTCCCACTTCCCGATGCACATGCGCCGGGGGTCGCTGAGGAAGGCCGGGGAGGGACGCCCCCGGACCCACAGTGGGGTGGTCATGCCCAGGAGTATGCACGGGGGGTGCGACGCTCAGACCACATCGCACTCCTTTGCTGCTGATGCCGTACCAGTCCCAGGAGTTGGTCTCGCCGGGAGAGGAAGACCTGCCAGGGGTTGTTCCTGGATCGCTGACACCACTCGGGATGCTGGGCGAACTCCTCCATCATCTGGAAGACGAGGGGGAAGTCGATCCCATACCGCTCAGGCCATCGCTTCAGGTTCGCTGCCAGAGCGTGCCAGTTGTTCTGGAGCGGGTTGAGAGCCACCAACTGGGGAAAAATATCCTTAGCCAGGGTGACTGAATTCAGGGCAGACGGGGGG